GTTAAAACACCATGGCTAACAATTCCGACGACGCACAAGCACAAGCTCAAATCCAAACTAGTGACGCGGCTAATATACAAATTGTAAATAGAAAGAAGGAAGAAAAGAAACAAGATGATAAGAAGGAACGGAAACCGAAACGGGAAGATAGTGTAAACCCTTTTCTATCAGGTACGGAGTTGAAAAATGATGATGGTCCTTTACTTTCTGTTTTTGCGTTACAGGAAATTCTCGATAAAATAAGAGAGTCTCAGTTGCGTGGTCAGATTGCAGGACAAGAGATTGAAACCGCGGCTCCAGATATTAAGAATCTTTTGAACAAAATTTTGGCATTGAAAGATATTCGTGGTTATAAGATCTTGAAGAAGCCTCCTGTTTCATATAGATATATAAGTGCACAATCCGAATCTCGACTTTTCCGTGTTAATAATTTCAAAGAACGTGTGTCTGTCATAGGCGAGAATGCGAAATGTGAGGATCCAATTGAGTTTTTGAATGTAATACTAGAACGTGTGAAATTTATTCGTGATGAAGGTTCTTTCATTTTGCATGATGTTAGTACGCAATATTTAAACGGTGAAGAGGTTGTGACGTCTGATTGTTTAGGGATAGATACTGCGAACATGTTTACTTCGTTAAATCCAATGAATCGCAATGATTTGCAAAATCAGCTTAATTCATTTCTAGTAATGAATCAAACGAATGATCGGCCGCTAATGGATATATATAACGGAGCTTGTGACGATGCGTTATATAAAGTTCATTCAACACTGATGAGTTATATAGAAACGGGACAGACAGCAGCGTTCAGGGAATCATTAACGTGGCTAAAAACATATTCACATTACAAGGGTATTATGTACGACCAGAGCTATTTAACCGATATATTTTCAAGCGAGAGCATTTATTGTCTATCATATACGTTACCAACGAATCCAAAAGTGATATGGGAAGTGCCTAGGAGCTCAATATCAAATTTAGTCTTAAACGCGGCCTTAGGATTTCCGACGGGAATTTACATATCTCCTCCCGCAAGAATCGCTTCAGTGACAATAACTTCACGGATTACAACGAACACAGCTTTCGCGCAGTTACAGTCAATGGTACCAACGGAAGCAGTTATGGCGGATGTCCGGAAGATTTACTTTGCGCTATGCTACCCGAATCAGGTTGTTTTAGATATAAGGCCAGAACCAGGACATCAGATCGATCCCGTAATACAAGCGGTTTCTGGAATTTTCGGCAAACTATTGTTTTCATATGGACCAAGATTATTCAATATTACACGTACCATGGCACAATTACTAGATAGAGGAACAGCTAATTTTTTGCAGATGTTGACTGATGACCGGCGTACGATCATACGAGGGCAGACTGGAGAGCCACTAGATTTTGTTGTCTCACAAGGAGGACGTCAGTTTGATTGTAATCAATTGGCGAATGACCCGAATACAGGGAGAGGTTTCACGAGTTCCAGAGTTGATTCAGTTGGTGTGAGAGTTACGCCATACGATCATGTATCACGACGTATTTGTTATTTAGGCTATGACTCCGAAGAGGTGTTGGACGAACGATATACGGGGTCGACTTACACATTCTATCTGCATGATTTGCTAATGGAGGCGCTTGTTAGAACGGGTCATGTCACAGAAAAGAATTACTTAGAGGCGATTAAACAGCATAACGTAGTTAGGTTTGCATATATTAATCAGATAATTAACCGTGATTTGCTATCAGCTTTTTCAATGCCTGATGACCAATTTCGAGAAATGGCGGATAGGGTTCCTAACAATGTATTTGGACCAGAAGGACCGATTGTTTTGGATGTCTCTTATCTGTCAATTTGGTTCGCGTTTAAGTTACGTTTCTTACCAACAGATCGGCCTGCTCTGATGATACAACAGCCATTGCTGGAGAGTGTATACGCATCACATTTATCGATGATGAAGCTTGCTACTAGAAGATTGAAGCAGTTCGTTGATGCGAACCCCGACAATTTTACCACGTTGAAGGCGATGGACATTTGGAAGGTAGTTTTAAAAGAAATTCCAGAACCATTGCGTGATATTATTGATCTAGTGGGACAGAAGCACTTTATGAGTATGGGTGATATTGCTATTTGGGTGAATTCGGATCAAAAGCAAGATTCACTTTTATATCATTGTGATGAGGTTGCATGGCAGTGTTTAGACACTCCAAATGATTTGATGTTTATCAAAGACGTGTATGTGCACTCGCAAAATATTCCAGAACCAATAATTGATGATTTGGATACCTTTAGACGTGAGGCCTTTTATTATACTAATATGTCTGATTCTTTACCACCGCATGATCGTATAGTTTATTTGAGCCGTGGTTCTATGCTCGTAAAAGCCGGGGAAGGAAAACTTAAATCTGCGATACGCCAAATGCTTGACGCGGGAGACTACATCCGTATTGGATGTTCATTACGCCCTCTGGTAATACGCTTTTTTGAAAGTATGCCGCCTCAAGAAGTGAGAGAAGCTCTACCTTTTGTTTATAGTGTAGATGAGAAGAAAGGGCCAATGCCACAGATAACAGTTAGATTACAGAACAAAGTCTTAGGATACGTATTAATATACAATGTAACGCGAGATTATTTACCAGACCAATATGTTAGCTATTTACCAGCGAAGAATTTGACAGAGGTAATCGTTAACCCGAGAGTTTTTGAACGTGTCGAAGTTAATAACGCACTGGACGTAACCTTCCGAGTTTTTCAGTCGTATCGGAGTAAAGTCAGACTCGTTGATCTTACTGATTCGTTACAAGCAGGAACTCAGCTTGCAAGTTTGGCGTCGACGGAGGCGTAGTGGTCCCACGGATAGTCTGGAATTCAGCCCCCCAAGCGAGTCCTTCGGGACGTGGTGTATCGATAC